AGGACAATGCCCGTCCCCGCTGGCACTGAGGATCTGGAACGAATGCCGAGGCATAGAATGGCAGGCGCTCGAATTGTTGACGGAGATGCATGGCATCTCCGACATCGAAATGCTTGTGGCTGAGTTGGTGGCAATCAGAAAATACCAGGAATCACTCAATGGATGAACACCTGAAAGGCCTGGATGATGCGAAGCGTGCGATTGAAGAACTCATTCAGGACATGCGGCGCAAAGTCGTGCGCGCTGCATTACGCGATGCAGCCAGGCCAATGGTTAAACAGGCCAAGGTCAATGCACCGGTAAAGACCGGACTTGTTCGGCGCCGCATATCCGTATTTACCAGCAGGATCAAACGTGGGCAGCGCGGGGAGATAGGCGTTTACATCAGGCCAAAAGCGACGAAATCGAATCGCGGAAAGAAAGGCGATCCTTTTTATTACAAGTTTCAGGAAATGGGTTTCCACGCAACGGGAAGTGCGAAACGTAAAGCCGCGCCCAACGCACGTTTCATAAGCGGCAAGATGTTTTTAGGCCGGGCCTTCGAGTCACACAGCCGTGACTCAGCAGAAATATTCAGTGATGCGATAAAGCGCCGGATTGATCTGGCGAACAGGAGAAAATAATGGCATTCGCCGCACTGACAATTGATCTAAATGCACGGCTGGCGAAGTTCGAGCAGGACTTACAAAAGGCTGGCGGATCGCTGGACAGTCTCAACAAACGAGTCTCCACGTTCGCGTCTGGATTCAGCAGAGCATTTGGTGCGCTTGGGATCGGGGTTGGTGTTGCCGGCCTTGGTGCGTTTGTAAAAAGTGGAATTGATGCTGCTGATGCGCTCAATGATATGAGTTTGCGGCTCGGGGTGAGCGTTAAAGATTTGGCGAGTTTGAAACTCGCGGCAGAACAATCCGGGACGAGCCTGGACAGTGTTGGTACTGGAATCGCAAGGCTCTCACGGAGTATCGGAGATGCAGAAAGTGGTAACAAGAATCTGGCGAAATCACTCAAGGATTTGGGCATCACCGCACGCGACCCGAAGGAGGCATTTTTCCAGCTTGCCGATGCGGTCAAAAGAATTGAAGACCCGTCTAAGCGTGCCTCACTTCTGAGCGATGTACTTGGTAAAAGTTATGGAGAGCTAATTCCAATTCTCAGCCAGGGCAGCGAAGAATTAAGGAAGTCCGCAGAGGCAACTGAAACATTTTCTGATGCGATGGCGAGACTCGCACCGGAAGCCGACAAATTCAACGATCAATTGGTACTGCTGAAAATAAATGCTGCTGGGGCAGCGGCTACGATAATAGGCCCACTTGTTTCATCTTTTAACGAATGGATTGCAGTCGGGCAGGAAGTTATAAAAACCGGAAGCCTGTTGGATAAAATCCGGTTCTTCGGACTCGGCAATGCCTCTGATGAAATTGTCACCAGGGTGCGAAAAGCCGCGGATGAGTCTGCCAAAGCAATTGCCAGAATGCGGAAACTCGCGGCCAGCGGTGAAACGATCAAGCTGCCCAAACTGGAGGCACCCAAAGCACAGAAACAGGCAGCGGCAGTCAAAACAAAACTGGATGAAATCGACCCATTCATACGCGAACGTACGGCAGCACTCAAAGCACAGGCCGATGAGATTGCAGAAATTGAGAGGGATGTTGCCGAGCACCTGAAGGCCACGAACGATGAGATATTTGCGCAAGGCCAGGCATGGGCTGAAGCTGGGAGAGCGCTCGAAGATGATATGCGCACGCCGCTTGAAAAAGCGAATATCGAATTCGCCAGACTGGACGATTTGCTCAGTCAGGGAATCATTACGTGGGAAACCTATACCAGAGCGGTTATAAAAACTCAGGAGGCGATTGAAACCGTGCCTGATAAATTGCAGGAGATGGATGAGTTTTCCAAGAACGCCGCCGAGTCCATGCAACGCTCATTCGCCGAGTTCTTTTTCGATCCGATGGAGAATGGATTCAAAGGGATGGTTGACAGCTTCGGAAAAGCAATCCTGCGCATGGTTGCGGATGCTGCTGCCGCCGATCTGACCCGAGCGTTATTCGGTGGCAGCGATAAACAGGGAAGCGGGTCATCCAAGGGCGGACTGCTGGATATTTTCAGCAGCGTCGGAAAATTGTTTTCATTCGACACCGGTACTGACTTTGTGCCACGCGACATGATTGCCAAAATCCACAAAGGCGAACGGATCATTCCGGCAAACCAGAACAACGGAAGGACGGGAATCAATATCACGGTGAACGTGAGCGGTAACACCAATGCGCCGGATGTACGCCGGGCAGCCGCGCAGGGAGCGCGTGAAGCAATGGGACTGATGAGCGGAGCGCAGCGTTATGCCTGAGTTTCTCGAAGAACGGCTGCCTATCGGAGTGCGCATGGGCGCGAGCTACGCCGATGAATACATGGTTGACATCACGCAGACAGCCAGCGGCAGCGAATATCGCCGCCTGGTGCATCAATACCCGCGCCGCGTGTTCAACGTCTCCTACACCCAGCTTACAAGCGACTTGTGGAGTCAGGTGATGGCGCTGTACCACCGCGCCTATGGCATGTTCGCCGGGTTCCGGGTCAAGGCGATGGACGACTACAGCACCAACGCCCGCATCGGCATGCCGACCGCCATTGACCAGACGCTGGCCGTCGTCACTGCGGGCAGCCTGTACCAGTTGCAGGTCGCCTACGGTGCGGGCGGAACGCCGCTCGGCATCGGGCGACCGGTGCGCACGATTTTCAAGCCGGTAGCGGGCACGGTCAAAGTCGCCATCGGCGCACTTGAACAAACCATCGTGACCATGTGGGCGGTTGACACGACGACCGGGCGCATCACGTTCAACGCCAACAAGACCGGCACCGTCACCGCCATCACCCAGGCAGCCAGCGCGGTCGTCACCGTCGGCGCGCATACATTCGCCGTCGGCGAGTCGGTGCATTTTGTCAGCGTGGTTGGCATGACGCAAATCAATGGTCTGCGCGGCACGATCACCGCATTCGACGCCACCACCATTACCGTAGCGATCAACTCCAGCGCGTTCAGCGCCTACACCAGCGGCGGCACGGTCAACACCCAGCCGCAATCCGGCGAGACGGTGCTGGGCGGCTGCGAGTTCGACATCCCCTGCCGGTTCAATTCACGGATTGACGTAAACGCTATCTCGTTAGGAGTACGCGAATCTGGCGACATTGAACTGGTCGAATTGCTCAACCCATGAAAACCGCAGTCGCAGACCGCCGCTATAAAATTTACTGCCTGCGCATCGTTCCGCTTTGGGGCGCACCGGTGTACCTGACCGGCCATGTGCGCGACGTGGTGATGGGCGCCAACACATACAAGACGGACTCAGGCTATGAATTCTCTGGCCTGCCGAGCGAGTCAAGCATGTCGCCGGGTGTAATAGACGTCAGCGGAATAGCCGATATTGCCGGGATCGGATATGACGAAATCATCTCCGGCATGTTTGATAATGCTAGGGTCTACGTTTTTGCGACCACATGGAATAATCCAGTTGAGGACGAAGAACCGCTGGGACTCGCGTTCATAGGCAAGACGACGATCCGGGACAATCGTTACAGTGCTGAAATGATGATGGCTGTCGATGCACTGAATCAGGATGTCGGGAGAACCTATACAGCGCCATGTTATAAAACTTTTGGCGGACAGGAATATGCCGGGTGCAAGGTCGCGCTTGGGCCGATCACCAAGACCGGCACGCTCACGCATGTGACCGGCAATTCCGTATTTCGGGATAGTGGTCGCGCGGAAGCCGCGGATTATTTCGGGGAAGGGACGATAGCTTTTACCTCAGGAGCCAATGCCGGACTAAAGCCGATGGAGATCAAAACTCACGCTGCGGATGGCACGATCACCACTCATGAGGCATTTCACTATACGGTAGCCATCGGGGATGCTTATTCATTGATTCCTGGATGCCGGAAGCGCCTTGAAGACTGTAGGGACAAATGGAGCAATATAATCAATTTCGGCGGCTTTAGTTTTGTGCCGACACAATCCACCTACTCCAAGGTTGGCGGGACATGACACCGGATGAAATCGTCGCTACGGCGCGTGAATGTCTCGGAGTCCCCTTCAGACATCAAGGCCGCAGTCTCACCAACGGAGTTGATTGCATCGGTGTAGTATCGCACGTTGCCGGAAAGTGGTTTGATGTTGTCGAGCCACCAGCATACGCGAGAATGCCCTCAGGTGGATTGCTTGAATATTGGATCAACAAAAACCCGTGCGCACACAGGGTGCGTGAGATGATGCGCGGGGATATTCTCGTCATGCGATACAAGCGCGAGCCGATGCACTTGGCGATATTCACCGGCGAGACGATCATTCATAGCACGGAAGCAATGGGGCGCGTAGTCGAGCACGCACTCGACTCTAAATGGAATCGGCGCATCCATAGCATCTACAGATTGATTAAATAACTATGGCTGCCGTCGTCCCATTCGTTACGACCCTGGGTGCGTGGGTCGCCGTCAATGCGGGGACAATACTGTCTGTCGCTTCGGCTGCATATTCAGTCTACAGCTACCTCAATCCGCCTAAAGGCCCGAATATCGTAGGGCCGCGATTGGATGACCTGAAAGTACAGACCGCGACATATGGTGCATTCATCCCGCGCAATTACGGGATGATAGCGCAGACCGGAAATATTTTTTGGCTCAATAAGGATCAGATAACCGAAGTCAAAAATAAGAAAAAACGCGGCGGTAAAGGTGGCAAAGGCGGAAGTTCCAGCACCACCACATACAGCTATTATGCCAGCTTCGCAGTCGGACTTTGCGAAGGCCCAATAGACGGGATCAAGCGAATCTGGATCGGCGGGCAGATATTTTACGATGCCGGAAGCGATGACATTGAAACCATCATTGCAAGCAATCGCAGTGCCGACACTTTTGTTTTGTATTTGGGAACGGATACACAACAACCTGACCCGACGATCCAGGCCGATAAAGGGGTGGCGAATACTCCAGCCTATCGCGGAC